GGTCCGCGAGATTGTCTGCGGAATCACGGCAGCAGGGGGTTCGCTGGCCTAGGGGGTGAGACACATGCCAAGGACACCACGTCCTACACGTCTAAAAGTGCTCGAGGGCAATCCCGGCCAACGCCCCATACCGCAGGAGCCGGAGCCAAAGCCGTTGGCACCCGAGCGCCCGTCCTGGTTGACCGGTGAGGGGCGCCGCATGTGGGAGAAGCTGGCGCCGGAGCTTGAGCGCATTGGTTTACTGACTGCTGTTGACGGCGAGGCATTTGCCGCTGCCTGCCAGGCATGGAAAGACTACGTGGAGTGCCAGAAGGTAATCAAGCGTCATGGCCGCACCTACACCTACCGCAACCAGGGCGGCTTTGAGAATGAAACCGAACGGCCCGAGGTGAAGATAGCCAACAAGGCACTGGAGCAGTTCCGCACCTTTTGCCGGGAGTTCGGCATGACACCTTCGAGCCGCGCCAAGATTGGCCTGGCTACGCAGAAAGAACGTGAGGACGAGATGGAGTCCTTGCTCAACTTTAGCGACAGTGGGTGAGGGCCATGAGGTGAGCGGACATGCCATTTGACGAAAAAAAAGCTGACCACGCCGTCAAGTTCATTAGCTTACTCCAGCATACCAAAGGGAGATGGAGCGGCAAGCCGTTTTTGCTTAAGGACTGGCAGGAGAAAATTGTCCGTGACATTTTTGGCACCGTTGACAGCGAGGGAAAACGCCAGTACCGCAAAGTTTACGTGGAGATACCCCGGAAAAATGGGAAAACAATGCTAGCGGCGGCGCTGTCCCTTTACATGCTGCTCGTGGGCAGCTCAAAAGACCCCGAGGCTGAGATATACAGCGCCGCCGCTGATAGAGACCAGGCGTCCCTAGTGTTCAACCAGGCGGCCAGCATGATACGGGCCAACGATGCGCTGTCTAAGAAGTGTAAAATTGTCGATTCCACCAAGCGGATAGTCTACCACAAGACCAACAGTTTCTACCGGGCGATACCTGCCGACGCGGCAAGTGCCCACGGCTACAACGCCAGTTGCGTGGTGGTGGACGAACTGCACACACAGCCAAACCGGGAGCTAGTGGACACCCTGGAGACCTCGCAAGGGGCTAGGGAGGAGCCGCTGACCATATTTCTGACGACTGCCGGTTACGACCAGCAGTCTATTTGTTGGGAATACCATGACTACGCCCGCAAGGTGAACGAGGGCGTTATAGACGACCCTACCTTTTACGGCGTGATATGGGCGGCAGACGATGACGACGACTGGCGCAAGCCGGAGACCTGGGCGAAAGCGAACCCGAACTTGGACGTCACTATTACCAAGGAGTTTTTGGAGCAGGAGGCCCGGCGGGCCGAAAACGTGCCGGCGTACCAAAACACATTTAAGAGGCTGTACTTGAACATTTGGACCAGCCAGGAGGAGCGCTTTATTGACCTTAGCGCCTGGGACGCAACGGCAGGCATGGTAGTGCCCGAAAAATTGGAGGGACGGCACTGTTACGCCGGTTTGGACCTGTCCTCCACCACGGATATTACCGCCCTGGAGCTAGTATTTCCCATGGAGGACGGCACATATGAGGTGCTGAGTTATTTTTGGATGCCGAAATCCAATTTGCAGGACAGGGTGCAGCGCGAGGGCGTACAGTACGACGTCTGGGCCAGGCAGGGGTTCGTCGAGCTAACCGAGGGCAACGTAATTCACTACGACGCCATACTTCGCAAAATAGTCCAACTGGGGCAGCGGTACAACATCAAGGAGGTTGCTTACGACAGGTGGGGCGCAGCCAAGCTGAGCCAAGATTTGGAAGGTGCCGGGTTCACTGTTGTGCCGTTTGGCCAGGGCTACGCCAGCATGTCCGGGCCGACGCAGGAGTTGCTGAAATGTGTGCTGGAGGGGACGATTAGGCATGGTGGCAACCCGGTGCTGAGGTGGATGTGCGACAACTTGCAAGTCAAACAGGACCCGGCTGGCAACGTTAAGCCGACAAAGCCCGACCGGCGCAAGTCCAGCAAGCGCATTGACGGAATGGTGGCTCTCATAATGGGGCTAGACCGGGCCATACGCAACGAGTCCGGGCCGAGTATTTACGAGTCGCAGGACGTAAAGGTGTTATAAGGTGGGTGTGAACATGCAAATACCAGTAGTGTCCGACTGGCTAGACCGTTGGGCCGAGCGGCGGCAAAAGAGCACCTTAAAAAACCCGGCCCGGTGGCTGGTAGAGACGCTGGGAGGTGAGCCCACCTACACCGGGCGCTCGGTGACCGAGGAGACCGCCATGAAAAGCACGGCGGTCTTGGCATGTGTGCGCATTTTGGCCGAGTCTGTGGCCATGCTGCCGCTCATGGTGTACCGCAGGCAGGAGCGGGGCAAGGAGCGAGCGCGGGGGCACCCGCTTTACGAGGTGCTACACGACCGCCCCAACCCGCAGCTGTCGTCATTTCAGTGGCGCGAGACCATGATGATGCACCTGTTGTTGTGGGGCAATGCCTACTGCGAGATTGAATACCGGGGCGACGGGCAAATACGGGCGCTGTGGCCCCTGCTGCCCCACGAGACAGAGGTGCATAGAGATGACGACAACCCGCGCGAGCTGTGGTATTACACTTACCTGCCGGACGGGCAGTTTACGGTATTCCCTTCTCGCAAGGTGCTGCACATTGCCGGCCTGGCGTATAACGGACGCACGGGGCTGTCACCTATTGGCTACGCTCGCGAGAGCATAGGGCTGGACCTTGCTACGGAGGAGTTTGGCGCCCGCTTTTTCGGGCAGGGAGCCAACATGGGTGTCGTTGCCAAGCACCCCGGCCAGTTGTCGGACAACGCTTATAAACGCCTGAAAAAGGACTTGGAGGAAAAACATACCGGCCTAGGCAAGGCCCACAGGCTTATGCTTTTGGAAGAGGGTATGGACATCGACAAGGTGGGCATACCTCCGGAGAACGCCCAGTTCCTGGAGACCCGGCAATTTCAGAAGCGGGACATTGCCAGGGTGTTCCGCGTACCGCTCTACCTTCTCGCCGACGTAGAGAAGGGCGCCAGCTACTCCAGCATTGAGCAACAGTCGCTGGATTTTCTGAAATACAGCGTTCAACCGTGGCTAACCCGCATGGAGCAGTCGCTGACCAACCAGCTGCTGAGCGACGAGGCCAGGCGTCGGTATTTTGTGGAGTTTCTCATTGACAGCCTGCTCCGGGCAGACATTCAGACCCGCTACCAGGCGTACAGTACCGGCATAAACTATGGCTTTTTGACTATAAACGAGGTGCGAAGTATGGAGAATTTGAACCCCAGCGACGCGCCCGAGGCTGACACGCACTTCATTCAGCAAAACATGCAGCGTATTGACATGGCGGGGATGCCGGACATGCGCAAGCAAATTATAGCCAATGCGCAAGGCCGGGCTCCGGCAGTTGGCGAGCGGCGCGGGGGCCGGGAGCGGCTGGAACGCGTGCGCAGGCGCGAGCGCGAAGTGCGCGAGCGGGCCGCCCGCTTGGTGCGGTGGGAGCGCGAGGCCATACTGGACAAGGCCAAGGATTACCTGGAGCGCAGCCGCACCAGTTTTCTGGCTTGGCTGGAGCGGTTCTACGAGGACGAATTCAAGGGCGAAATAAAAAGCGAAATGCGCCCGGCTTTTAGGCGCTTGGCAGAGGACATGCGGGACGACCTGGGCGATGAGTTGGACATCGACAAGGCCCTGAGCGAGAGCGACGAGGAGTTTTTGGAGGAATACCTGGAGGCATATAGCGCCCGCTACGCCGACAGCTCGCAGGGACAGCTGGCCCACGTTTTGGGCCAGGCCGCCGAGTCGGACAAAGAGGAATATGAGCTACTGGAAGAGCGGCTAGACGAGTGGGAGGAGCGGCGCCCCAACAAAGAGGCCAGAAATGAAACACGGCAGCTAGGCAACGCCATCGCCCGGGCCATTATGGTGGGCGCGGGCGTGCAGTACCTACGCTGGAGCGCGGCGGGCGGTGACACCTGCCCGTTTTGCCAGGAGTTGGACGGCACCATTGTTGGCATTGACCAGCCTTTTGTGGGTGACGGCGACCGGCTGCAGGCCGAGGACGAGGACCACGACATGGAGGTATATAGGCCGAGTTTTCACCCTCCCATACATCAGTTTTGCCAGTGCCAAATAGAGCCGCACATGGGGTGACGCCATGGAGTTAGACTTCGAGGTGGACAACGACGGCCAAATGTTCACCGTGCTTATATTCGACCGCCTGGGCTGGGTTGTCAAGGTGCCCAAAGGGAACGTCATAAAGCACAAGGACTTGAAGCGCATTAGCAGCCTGCAAACGGAAATAGCCCGACAGGTCGACGGGGTGCTGCCCTGTTGGTTGGTAAACGGTGTGCTGGTCATGCCCAAGGCAGACGGCATTAGGGCCGACTACCTGGCAAAGCCGGAGCGGGAGAGGGCCAAGCACCTGAAGGACGTGAAGAAAAGGGAGATAGAGAGACTGGGGTTTTGGGGGGTTGAGGCGAGCTGGAAAAACACCATTTATAACCCGGGCGAGGACAAAGTTTATTTGGTGGACTTCCACCGCATAGAGAGGAGGTGAGGCCGTGTCAAATGACAAGCTGCATTCCTGCGTTGAGCAGGTGATGGAGCAGGGGCACGACGAGAGTACGGCATACGCCATTTGCAATGCAGCACTTAGCTCGGCAGGGCAAAAATTAATTGAAATAGTGCAGGCGTATGCCGGACAAGGTGGTGAGAACAGCATGACGAAAAACGCCAGTCAAGGCGCCCTCCAGGCCGAAAGGCGCCATTTTCATGCCCCGGACCTGGCGCTAGAGGTGCGGGAAAACGGCGACAGCCCGAAAATTCAGGGCTACGCCTCCGTGTTTGAGCAAATAAGCGAAAACCTGGGGTTCTTTAAAGAGAAAATTGCACCCGGCGCCTTTCGCCGCAGCATTACAGAGGACGACATTAGGGCGCTTTGGAACCACAACGACGCCTATGTGCTTGGGCGCAACAAGTCGGGAACATTGACTTTGCGCGAGGACGACCACGGGTTGTACATTGAGGTTGACCCACCCGACACCCAATGGGCTAGGGACGCAATGGTGTCCATTAAGCGCGGTGACGTCAGCCAGATGAGTTTTGGGTTTATGGTTAGGCGGGACGAGTGGGACGAGACCGACCCCAAGGAGCCGATTCGAACCCTTAAGGATGTACAGCTTTTGGAGGTCAGCCCGGTCACGTTTGCGGCCTACCCTGGTACCGCCGTGGCAGCGCGGACGCTGGCCAATATGGGTATTGACGTGGCCCAGCTAAACGAGGCTGTCAGCCGTGCCTCACGCGGCATGGCCACTCCGGCTGATGAGCGGGCCGTGGCCGATACCATAGAGGCGTTACGGCAGCTGTTGCCGCAGGAGCGGACCCAGGGACAGGGTCAGGAGGTCGCAGACGTAGCGGGCAGGTTGGAGCGACTGGAGCGGTACGTGACGCTGTTGGAGAAAGAAGTACAGAACACTAGGTGAGGAGTGAGATTATGTCTAAGATTATTGAAATGAGAGAAAAGCGGGCCAGCCTTATTCAGCAGGCCCGGGACATGCTTAATCGACAAGACGAGGAGAAGCGGGCGCTGTCCCAGGAGGAGCGGGAGCACTACGACCGCATTATGGTCGAGGTTGACCGGCTGAAAGAGCGTATCGACGAGGAAGAGCGGCTGGAGCAGTATGAGGCCGAGCTTAAAGCCTCCACCGCCCAACCGGAACAACGGGCCGCGCCTGCCGGCGACCAAGGTAAAGAGTACCGGGACGTGTTTTGGAAGGCCGTGCGTTTTGGCCTGAACAACCTGGAGTCCGAGGAAAAGCGGAGCCTAAACATTGGCACCGACTCCGAGGGTGGTTACACCGTTCCCGATGAGTTTGAGCGTGAGCTGCAAAAGGAGCTGGCCGACGAGGTGGTAATGCGGACCCTGGCCACCGTGCGTGAGTCCGGGTCTGGCGTCCGCGAAATCCCCATTATTGACGACGAAGGCACCGCAGCCTGGATTGACGAGGAGGGCACCTACCACGAGTCCGACATCACCTACGACCAAAAGACCATTAGTGCCCACAAGCTGGGCCGCATCATTAAGGTGAGCGAGGAATTCCTGCAGGACAGCTTTATGAACGTCGCAGACCACATTCGCGAGGTGTTCGGACGCACCTTTGGCGAGAAAGAGGAGGAGGCTTTCGTCACCGGTGAT